CCCAAGATCTAAACCTGCAAATGCCGCGTTACCTATGCCCGGGCCTATATTACCTTCTTGGAAATCTTCAACAGCCTGACCTCCGGCTAAAATACCTGCACTTACAGGTAAAACTCCTAACAAGCCTTCTCGACCAAACATTCTTTGTAACGCATCTGCTTGATTTCCATAAACCTTACCGCCGAATAAACTTTCAGACATATCTTTGCTCATGCCGTAGCGATTTTGCACAAAATCTTTTGCTTTTTCTCTGAACGATAAATTTCTTGGCGCGATTAGGCCATTTTCGGTGATAAATTCTCTATTACCGAACTCGTCGATAAATTCGTAACCGGCATCAAATGGTAGTACCCTAAAGTCCATCACACTTGCTCCTTTGTTATTATTTTGTTAACAGTATTACAAAAGGAGAAAAATATGGACGAAGAATACGAACTAATACGGCAAGACATTGAAGCCCTTGCATATATCTTGTGGAAAAATCCGGAAGATTTACCGGATGAAATCCAAGAAGCTATAGAAGAAATTATGAAAAAAGTGCGAGACATTTAGTTTCCTTTAATAAATGCGTCTAAAAGGCTTCTGGTGTATAAATCAGCTTCTTCTTTGCCGAGGCGTTTTAAAATATCTAGATAAGTTTCAGCTTCTTCTACAAACTGAGAATCTACTTTTTGCGTTAACCTTGGGTTACCCATGTAAGACTTTATATCTTTTGGTAATGGTAAAAGTTGATTTTTAACGGCTGCCTTTGGTAGCGCAGTGTCTCTAGCGCCAATAATATAAGGTATTTGATTTTCAAATTTCATACTTTTAGTATTTTCAGCTCTAGGATAATTTGCCCTATATGTGGGATGATCTGAAGATTTTACAATTTTAGCGTTTGGCTCTGGGACGCCAAACCTATACCCGACGCTTAAAGCATCAGATTTTATTAAGTCTGGATTTGTTACAGCAAACCTTGCGGCTGAAACGTCAGGAACTCCCATTTCTTTCATTGCTGACGAGTCAAAAAATTTTAACAACTCTGCTCTTTTGCCTCCAGTTAAACTAGTCATCCAATCAACAAATTTCGTTTTATTAGCAAAGCTAGGAACATCTTTTAATTTTGGAAATCTTTTAGCTATTAATTCATCAAATATTATGGCGCTGTTACTACCAATTTGAGACTGTTTTAACATTTCTCCATAAACTTCTGCCATGTGTTTAGAAAAATCTCCGGATCTTTCCCCCATAGGCATGTAAGCAGTTAAAATATCTTCTCCTCGAGCAAAACCTTGGTTAAAAGCGGTTTCTTTTGCTTTCATAGGGTTTGGCTCAGACGCCCAGACACCTCGATTTATTTGATCTTTATATTCTGGGCCGCCGTATGTTGTTTTAGGATCTTTTAATAAATAATCGTTTACTTTTTCAATTAAACGCTGATTTGACGTTCTGTCTCCGGCGGTAAAATACAAAGTTTTGCCCTGTATGTCCGAGGGAGATATTATGTCGGGCTTAATAAGATTTCCTAACTTTCTGCCCTCTACAGTAAAATTAAATGGAGAATCTACGTGTTTTGTAGCTGAAAAAGGCGTGTACATCGCAGGGTCTCGAGCACGTCCACCACCAATTCTAGGAGGGCTAAAAAAATCAGAGCCTCTAGTAATAAAGTATTCGAGTAAATCTTTTACTGCCTGCTTTACCATATTACCATTTCACCTTGTTTGCCCAGAACGCTGCCGACATTTTGCCCTTGGCAATGTTTTTAGCGTGCCTTGCCTTAAATGATTTGGCACGCTTAGTCATTTTCTTGTCGCCCGTCTTACCCTGTTGGCCAAATCTGATCGTCTTTACCTTATCGCCTTCTTTTGCCACCACGACGTGTGATTTCTTCGGGTGGCTAGGTGTGCGTTTAGGTTTATTAAAACCTGAGACGCCGGCGCGTTTTAGGCGCGGATCTTTTTTACTTTTTCTTTCCGCCACTTTTCTTCGCCTTCTTCGCAGTCTTTGCGCTTTGCTTAAATGCTTTAGCTGTCGGGGCGCCCTTCGATCCTACTTTACGCATTTTCTCTGGCTTTTTACCTGCTGCTTTCTGGCGTTTGATTCTCTCACGTTTTGCGTGAATATTGGCGTATAGTCCAGTTTTCTTAGCCATTAGTAAGACTTCTTCTTCTTCTTAACCATTTTCTTGCCAGACTTCTTTGCAGCTTTCTTTGCGGCTGCCATTCCCTTCTTGCTGTACGAATATTTCTTACCACCGACCACAGGCATAGCTGTCTCCTCACAGTTAAATCTGGGCTAATAATACAGGATTACAAGAAAAAGGAAAGCCCGACATAAATTTAGGGGCTTGTACATCTGTTAACATTTTGTTAACTTATATATATAACGAATCAACGGAGGATTAAATGTTTCATTATCACTTAGAACTTTCTAGCTCACGCTTCAAAAAGCCAACAATCAGAATTGAAGTTTATGAAAAAGCTGACAAAGCTTTAGAAGAATTTGCTAAAGCCAGTGGCTCAGTAGAAAAAGTCATCAAACTTTGCAAAGAGTCAGCATTAACAGAAGATGCTTTTAAAATTTTGCCTGATCAAATCGAATTGACACGCCACGATTATTCAACTGGCGAAAAAAATCAAATGGCAATTTGGAACAGATAACAACAGGGGGCAACAGCCCCCACACAACAGGATCTGTACTAATGAATAAAACATTAGAAAAACTGGAAGCTATCTGCAAACCGCATGGTGTTGAGTTTCAGTATGATAACAGTTTTGGTGATTGGTGTATTTATTTCGATGCACCGCCAAAAAAATGTTGGGTGTCTAGCACAGCTACCGTTCTGTATTTCGAGCATGAAAACATCAGGAATGTGATTGGTTTTATTCAGAGAGAACTCGCCGAAGGGTTTTTTGACGCTGACGAGGAAACATTAAGAGAAACAGGCCAGCTAGAAGAGGGGGGAGAATAATGTTTGAACCAGATCTTGAAATTGAAGTGTGGGGAAAAGACCACGAACAAGGGGAAGGCTCTAACGGCTACTAAACAACGCCCCTAATACTACGCTTCAACGGCCGGCTCCATGCGCCGGTCGAGCTCGTTCCGGATGCCAGTGTCGTGTGGTCATTAGCCAGTGACAGACAAACAGCATCAGCTCTATCGGGAGACACAACGCCCCTCTTCTTCATCGCCTCCTTACTCTCAACTTGGATCTTACCGGCCGAGGTAAAGTGATACCGAGGCGCAGCAAGCTCAGCATACAACGCATCATCTTTAGGCAGCCGGACGTCCATACCCTCAAGCCACGCCTTGCACTTGAACCAGATCTCAGCGCGCAAGTTTAAATACGTGTCCTTCGACATCGCACGCTCCGACACGTTTAAGCCACGCGCAGGTAAACCTACCTCACGCAATCGATCTAGCACTCCGGCGCCGAACCCGTTGCTATCGACGATGATCTCCGAGGGGCGCTTGGACGGGGGCAGCGCATCGTATTCCGCCTTAACAGCGCCAGAGAGCTGCATCAGGTCGAGGTTACGCCAGACGGTGAGCGGATGGATCACCGGCCCCTGACGTTTGCATAGCACGCTGCTATCGTTGCCCTGCCGTGCGACGTCCAGACCCCAGACGTATGCAGCATCCTCATGCACCTTTATATCGCTTGCCATCGCGTGCTCGATCAGCGCCACCGGTATTACCGTATCCTCCTCGGACGGAGGGAAGTTGCCAAGGACACGCACATGGTAAGCAGGGCTGTCCTCACCGTAGCGCCGTTTCATGTCGTCGATATAATCGTCGGACACTCGAGGCGAGCTGACGCAGGAAACGTGCATCGTGTGCCAGTCATCTCGGAGGCGATTGTGGGTGTCATAAAAGAAGCCCGTGTTCCGCGTCGGGTTTCCGGTAAGCACAGTGGTCGCTTTGTGTCCAGACATCGATCCACTGGCGGCCTCAAAAACGGCATTCGGCACGCCGCTCGCCTCGTCAGCGATTAAAAGCACGTCCGAACTGTGAACGCCGGCGAGCGCCTCCGGCTGCTCCGCCCGAGACGTCCTAACCGATATAAACGTGCTCTCAGGGCTCTTCTTCAGCTCGATGCGATCAGACTTGACCTCGAGCAGCTTATCAAAGGGTGGCTTGAGGCGCTTGGCTACATTTTTCATTTCTGCAAAACAGGCGTCAAAGAGCTGCGCCGAGGTCGGCGCTGTAACCACGGTTTTACTTGGAACACGCATTAGGACGTGCCAGACGGCAGCCATAGCCACGGCAGTTGATTTACCGACACCGTGTCCAGATCGGACAGTTATACGCCTGCGCTCCGGATCTGCCACCGACATAAGCAGCTCACGCTGCCATTCGTCAGGCTCGATGCCAATGACCTCCGTGGCAAAGGCTACTGGGTCGCTCTGATAGCGTCGCATGAGCTGTAGGAAGGGATTACTGGTTGGCTTGTTCATTTTAGGGCTCCATTTCTTAAAATTTTTTTTCGATGGTGCGTGAAGAGGGCGTCGATTTTTGCACCGGTCAGCGCAGAATCAGGGGGGGGCTTTTTTGCATTTAACTGGACAAATTCGCATAATACATATTATGTTAACAAAATGGTCTATATATAGTATGTTCCTTTTTTATATGACTAAATGTTGATCAGATACAAGATATAGTGTTCTGTTGACAGAAATGCTGCGATGCAGTATTCGCGCACGCGCCTGCGCGTCGGTGTCTCGATGCATGAAATCGTACTTACTTATCAACGATTTCCTCCGCTTCTCCGTCGATCACGTCGCCGCTTACTTCACGCAACAATGCGGCAGCTTCTGCGTGTAAATCGCCAACGCTGATGTTTACTGCAACCTCTTTGTGGCGCGTATCATACTGAGGATTAAGCTTAGCAGCCATCCACTTATCAGTGTCAACTTGCAGCCTTGCCGAGTTAATTGTGTTATCTTCAGCGTGCACGTTCAGCGCCGTGTTAACAGCTCTTGACGCAAAGAAATGAGCTGATTGCTCTTGTGCTTCTGCATATCGCTGACGACGACCCTCTGCCATGTCAAGCCATCTCGACCACAGCTTGTAACCAATACCAACGTCCTTGAGTAGCTCGGTTAACGTCGTACCAGTTGCTAACCGGTTAAACAGTTCATCCTCACCTATCTTGGTTACATTGGCTAACTTTACATCTGCAACTTTACCCATTTACTTGTCCTCCATCTTTGCACGATCACTAACAAAAGCAGTTACTGCTTTCATAACATACGGTAGATCTTTCGCCGGTATTGTTGCTACCAGTTTACCATCAACCCACACTCTCAGTCCATCGTCATACACTGACCAGTTTACCACGGTATTTCATCCTCCATAATCGGTATCGTATTACCCTTGTCCACAATATGCGTAATCTTTGCCTTCGGGAAGGATGAGAACGCATCGTTCAAGAACGCATCGCTAAACTCCTGCCGTACTATTCGAGCTGCATCCTCAAAACTATACACGACCCAATTAGGATACTTCACCCGTAACTCTGCCACGCCTTCCATTGCGAAGCATACGACATTGTCACTATCCTCCATTGTCACGGCATATGCGTGCGCCGGTAATGGCTCATGCCCTGCATCGAGCGCAGACTGCTCTAGCTTGTCCCACGCTTTTATAAGCTGCCCTGCTACCTCGTGCGTCGCCACAATGTTTTCCTCAAACACAAACTTCCCGAGCGCCTCGTATGCCGCCCTAAATCTTCCTGCGAGCTCCGGCTCTACGAGCGACGGAAGGCTATCGCCCCACTTCCGCTCCATTTCCCTCGCCTTACGATCCAAAGGCTCTAGCTGACCCCACAACCCTGCGGAAATCGGTTTACTCTGATCGCCATGCCGCGTATCAAACGTTTTCCTATCTTTTACCTTGTTTGCGCTTACCCTTCTTTTAGCTGCCATGAAACTACACCTCCTCTTTTCCGCAGTTAAATCTAATACGTCCGAACTTACCGCCGCAGTTACGTATATATACGTAACAACTGCGGCGGAAGGTTTTTGACGTTATTTTCCGCACTTCTCGCAGTCTTCCGCACTTCAACTGCGGTAACTGCGGTAACACCCCAACGCCCCTCAATGCACCGTCTCATTACCGTTTACAGATAGCTTGAGCATACGCTGTAAGTCGGCCATATTTCTGTTGGCATCGTGTGCCACGTCAACCATTGCGTCGAACAGAAGCACATATTGCATAATTGGTAGCGGAGCTATTGGCTTGTGCTCCTTCTCCCACACGATGCTCGCCTCCCCCGTATCATCGTTCCAGATGATCTCGGCAAGCTTGAGCTTGTTCTCTGGTCTCTTACTCATTTCCCGTCCTTCCCCTCCTGTAGCAGCTTGAGCTGCCTGATACGCCACGCCACAACCTCGAGGTCATCTGCCATGTTTTGCGTTATCACGCCGCTGAAGAGCGGCTTACGATCTCTTGCGGTCAACGCCTCACCGGCGATAAGCGCAAATGTGTGATCCTTTTTGGACAGCTCAAACGTCATATGAGCGACCTCGTAATGCTCGCGCTCCGTATCCGGATGTCTGCGTTTAGCTTTGACGCTATGCGTG